AAACATGAGTGCTTCGATCAGGTCATCGTGTCCGGCGAGAGACTGATCGCGGACCTCCCGGATCCGGGCCCGCTCGGCCTCGGCACCGGCGGCCAGCCCGGCCTCGCGGCCGCGCGCCTCCGCCTCGGCGACGGCGACGTCAAGATCGGCCTGGGTAAACGTCGTTTCGGTTTGAACAGTGGCGGTTGGTTCCACTGGCATAGTTGAGCCTCCTGGAAGTGAAAATGCCCCGGCTGGAAGTGAAACCGAACCGGAGACCCGCTCCTCGTTCAGTTGCCCGACGAGAGCGGAGAGAGTTGAGAAGCCATCCGCCAGCCCGGCATTAATCGCCTGGTGACCGATGAAGATCCGCCCGTCGGCCATATGCTCGAGGACGCTTTCGGGATCGGTGCCGCGGTGCTTTGCGACCTCGTCCACAAACACCGAATAGATAGAGTCAACCTGTCGCTGGATCTCGGCGCGGCCTTCGTCCGAGAGCGGTCGGGTGTCCGAGGCAATTCGCTTATAGCGGCCGGCGGTGATTTCGGTCACCCGCACGCCGGCCTTTCGGTCGGCCTCTGAATAGTCAACATGAGTCGCGACGACGCCGATCGAGCCGACCTCGGTCGTCCTCGAGGCGAGGTAGATCCGGTCGGCCGCGCTGCCGATCCAGTAAGCCGCGGAGGCCATGAGACCGTCAGCGAATGCGACAACCGGCTTTTCTCCGCGCGCACCGTAGATCAGGGCGGCCAGCTCCTCAGTGCCGTCTACAGTGCCGCCGGGTGAGTCCGCCGAGATAATGATCGAGTGGACCTCCGGATCGGCGAGCGCGGCGCGGAAGTTGTGCCCGAAGATCTGCGAGCTCGTTAGTCCCGATACCCGCGAGAACAGGTTCGCCTTTTTGATGATCGGCCCCTCGAGTCCGAGGATCGCGACCCCGTCGACGTTCTCGAACGGCGGATCCTCGGAGGTGTGAGGCCGGCGCCCGGTGGCGGCGACGTCGAAATCCGGAGACTCGCCCCGGAGGTGCGCGTCATAGACCCGGATGATCTCCTCGAGGTTTTCCCGTCGGATTGCCCAGGGTGCGCGGATTACGTCGATCGGACTCATCAGGCGGCCTCCTCGTCTGGATCGGGCGGCGGGTCCTCCTGGACCGGGGCGTCCGGCGGACTGATCAGCCCGTCGGCGGCGCGCCGCTGTCGTTCGCGGACCTGTTGCTCATGCACTTCCTCCCACGGCCGCCCGATGAGTCTCATCGTCTCGATCTGCCGGCTCGAGAATCCTCCGTCCACAAGCATTTGTGAGGCCTGTACCTCTTTCATCGGGTCCACATGGCCGGGCGAGTCGCCGATCCATTCGGTCCTGAGATAGGCGGCGCGGAGAACCGGATCGCCGAAGAAACCCGGGGCGACAATGCGCCCGATACTGACCGCTTCCTCCATCCAGGCTGAATAGACCGGATCGCAGAAGCCGGCACCGACGAAGGAGCGGCGGCCGCGAAAGAATCGGAAGGCGTCGAGCATCGCGGCCCTCGAGGCCGAGTAGGAACTCGTGAAGTGTTTGACGAGGACCTCGAACGGGAGACCGAGCGCGGCGCCGATCTGGCGGAGAACAGCGAGCGTGAACACATCGAACGCGGTATTCGGCCGCGACGGGTTCGCGAACGTCACATCCTCACCCGGCATGAGGTCGAGGATCGCGCCGGATCCGAGCCGCACCTCCTCGCCGGCCTCGGCCGAGGTGACCGTCGTCCCGGCGTCGGAGGCCAGTCCGTTCCCGTTTTCGGTCTTCACAAAGACGGTGAACAGACTCGAGACGACCGCGGCGGAGACCTCGGCCTCCGTGTAGCGGTCAAGTTGTTTCAGCGGTTCAATTACGGGCGCGAGAAACGGGACGCCCCGGCTTTGCCCCGGCCGGGTCCGGTCGAATAGGTGAATCACGTTTCGCCGGCCCGTGCGGGCCCCGAACGCGGCGATTCTTACGGTCTCCTGTTTCGCTGCCGACAGGATCGCGCCCGGGTGATGCTTCAGGAAGTGATAGGCGAGCGGCTCGCCGGTCGGAGCAAACTCGATCCCGCCGGCGAGCTGCCCCTCATTGTCGCGCTTGCCGGACGGATTGGCGACCCGGTCCGCCTCGAGCACCTGAACCCGGAGCCGGTAGGGCGTCCGGGTGTTCGGTTTGGCGAACAGGAGGAGCGCGAACACGTCGCCCGACTCGAGCGCAGCGCGAAACGCGAGATCCTGGAGGCCGTAGAAATTCTGGGTTCTCGTGATGTCGCAGTCGACCGACTCGGACCAGAGGCGGAACTCGCGCTCGGTCGTCGCGGCCCACTCAGAGGCCTCATCCTCACTCATACCCAGAGCCTTGTGATCCGGGCGGGACTGTAAGCTTAACCCGGTCCCGATCACGTTCTGGACGACGGTCCCGACCGCGCCGCCGGCAATCGGCGCGTTCCGGACCAGATCCCGGGACCGTTCGCGGAGGAGCGCCAGATCCGGCAAGATGTCCGCGTCCGGAGAATTTCCGCCTGTTTGCCAGGTTTGCGTGGCTTTACGATTGCGTCGGGCGCCGGTGTATCCGCCCGAGATCGCCATCACCGCGCGGGCGTGCATTCGACGGGCGCCGCGTTGCGGTGAGAAATAGGAAATCAGTCGGTCGAGGCCGTTCGGCTCGAGCAATATCTCGTTTCGCCGGCGGCGCGGCGTTTCTCTCAATGTCACAGGGGAACACCCCGCCGCACGCGGATCCCGCCGGCGCCTCCATTTCTGGAGACATCGGCGAGCACACCGCGATAGAACCGGATTTGTTCGCGGATTTCGGCGACGTCTAACTTAGTAAATGACCTCCCCTGTATCGAGTAGGCCTGGACCTTTCCCGTTGCGATCGCGAGGTCGGCGGCGATATATGCCTGTAAGAGATCGTTCGCCTGATCCGCTGTGATGTCCGGCATGTCAGGACATAGCAAAACAGCGCGACATAGCCGGCGAACAGATAGCCTTTCGCGCACCCCCCGCCGAATGGTGGATCGGCGGCGTCTCTGCTAGATTCCGCGGCTCCGGATCCGGCGGCGGCGGACCGGTGCGAAGGCCTCCGGTGTTTGTCCGGAGCGGAGGAGCTCCGAGAGTCGGTCGAGGTCGCGATATGTGACCGGGTCGACGAATCGACTCAGCACCGAAAGCGCGGCGTGACAGTAGACGGTGAGATCCAGCGCCTCGTTGTTCTGGTAGGTCTTGACGTAAACATATTTCTTGGTTCGGGTCCGCTTGTCCCGGACGGTGATCTTTTTCTCTCCGGTCAGTTGCTCGAAATACTCCGAGGTGGTCCACTCCGGAAAGTGCATCAGGCCGGCCTTTGCCTTCCCCTCCGGATCTGGCGGAATCCGCATACGCGCGAATATCCGGTCTTTCGCCGTTGTCGTCGCAATCTCCCAGAGCCGGATAGTCTCACGCTTCGCGCCGGCCTTCCTCACAAGGCCCGGCTTTGAGAGATATTGCACACCCTTGCACGCGAACACCCGGCGGCCGGAGCCCTGTCGCGGCTCGACGAAATCATAAACAGAGTCGGCCGCGTGCCCTGAGTCGACCAGCGTCACGGCCGGCGTTAAGTCGAAGCCTCGCGCATGTTTCCATTGCCGGAGGAGAAACCGGTCGAGCTCCGCCCAGACGTCGACCGCGGTGTCCGGGTCGACACGGGTGTCGGGATTTCCCCAGAACACCTCGTGGGCGATTAGCCACTCCTCCTCACCGGCTCCAAAACCCTTAATCTGGGCCTCGATCCGGTTCGCCTGAATATCGGCGGCGGCGACCAGAACGACCACACCCTCCGG